AGTTTGCTTGTGGTCTGATGCGCAGTGATGGAGAAAGTAAAAGTAAGTGTTGAGGGCGTAGAAGAGGTGATGAAGAAGCTCCGCAAACTTGATGATAGGCTCAAGAAGAGAATCCTCAAGAAAATCGGAAAGAAATCGCTACCTCCAATGGTTGACTCTTACCAACGCAACATTAAGGATGCCGATGAGGTGTTTAAGGTGTATCGTGATGGCAAGATTGTCTATGAGATACAGCCAGGACAATTGCGCAGAAGTGTTGCAATAAAAACACCAAAGCACTTACAAAATAAAGATGTGGTAGGGATGAGTGTCGGCCCGAGAAGGTCGGGAAGATATAGAGATCCCAACAAAGGTGGTTGGTATGCTGGGTTCATCAACTTTGGATGGCTACAAGTTGCTGGAGGTAGGGACTACAAAGGTAGAAACCGAAACTTCGCACAAAAGGCAATGGCAGCAGCCAAGAGCAAGGTAAATGTGAGTTTTGTCCGTAACTTTAGAATGATAACCAAAGCGGAAATCAAGAAGCTCAAGTTTGGGCAAAGAATAGGTTTTAGATGATTGGTAAAGTAATAAAATACAAGTTTGATAACACCGCCAACCTAAACAGCGTATTTGCTGGGCGTGTTTATCCCCTGGTTGGAGCTCAAACGAGTGCCCGACCTTTTTGCATTTACGATACCACAAGCATAAGAGCCGAAGGATCCAAAGATGCCGACAGCCATATTGATATTGTCAATGTGGAGCTCACCTTGATAGGAGATAACTACGGCACGTTGCAAACGGCAGTAGAAAATATACGCACAGCATTTGTGCGAATGAAAGAAACAATTGAGGGCGTGAATGTTCAATCGTGTGGCTTTGATAACCAAAATGAGGTTTTCAATGTAGATGAGGAGACTTTTGCGGTTGCAGTTGATTTAGTGTTTAGAATAGTGAAATCATAAAATTAAGAAAAGATGGCAGCAAGTACATCAGTAATGAATAGCACCGATGTGGTAGTACGCATTGGTACTGACGGTGTAACATACGAAACCGTTGGTAAGATGACCAACGCTTCTTTGAGCGTTACAATGGCAACTCGTGACACCAGCACAAAGGATAGCTCGGGTTGGATGGAAGTATTAGAAGGACAAAAGTCTTGGACTCTTTCGGGTGAAGGCTTGGTAGTGTACAGCAACAGTGGTAAGGCAACGCCTGACGATATCTACGGACATTTGTCAAGCCGCACACTTATCTACATTGAGTTTGGTTCTGAAGCTACGGATGAGAAATACTACAGCGGAACGGGATACTTCACGGAGTTCTCAACGGATGCTGGGGTAGAGGATAACGCAACATTCTCTTTCTCTTTCCAAGGAACGGGTACTTTGACTCAAGGTACACAAGCGTAAATTTTTGAGGGAGGGCCTTTGCGCTCTCCCTTAATTAAACAACACAACAATGACAACACAACTGATTAAAGTAGGAGAGAAGGCATACCCAGTAAAGTATGGCTTTAACGCATTAAGGCTCTTTTGCAATGAGAGCGGTATTGAATTGCAAGAGCTTGAGAAGATAGGGCAAAGCATAAGCATCGACCACGCCATCAACTTGGTATGGGCGGGAATGAAGGATGGCGCTCGTGTTGAGAAGCAAGCGTTTGATCTTACTCCTGAAGATGTTGCCGATTTGCTTGATGAGGATAGTACCCTTATCAATCAATGTATGGAGCTTTTTGTTGCCTCTTTTATCAAGCCGAGTAGCGAGGAAAAAAAGTAAATACCCAAGCCCCCGAATCCCTTGATTGGGACGCATTGGAAGCGATAGGCTTGGGTGAGATGGGAATGAGCGTAGAGGAGTTTTATAATATGACTCCGAGGCAGTTCCACAACAAAAGAGAAGGCTTCCAGCGGCACATTCAGTACCACACTGAACTGCTGTGGGAAACCACAAGGTGGCAAGCAGCAGTGAATGTTGCACCACATACCAAGAGAAGGATAAGCCCTAAAGATTTGGCGGTCTTCCCTTGGGATGGAAGAAAGAAAGTACACAAGGCAGCGAGCTTTGAGGAAGTGCAAAAAGGAATAAACAAGGTGTTTGGTAAATGAGCCGTACTGATATAGATTTTAAGATTGGAGCAGACCTGAAGCAATTCCGCTCGGGTATGCAGAACATTGACCACAGCTTGAAGAAATTAAGCGGTGGTTTTGGTGCTTTAGGCGCAACCATTGGAGCATCCTTTGCTGTTGATATGATCCGTGACTTTGCAATGGAATCTATCAACCTTGCTGCTCAAATGGAAGGTGTAGAGGCTGCATTCAATCGACTCAATCAACCTGGACTTCTTGACCAATTAAGGAAGGCAACGGGAGGCACCGTTGATGACCTTAAGTTGATGCAGACAGCAGTTAAGGCTGAAAACTTCCGTATCCCAATGGATACACTTGCCAAAGGTTTGGAGTTCGCACAGCGTAGAGCACAAGCCACGGGTGAGAGTGTTGACTATATGGTCGACTCCTTCGTTACTGGTTTAGGTCGTGAATCCGTTAAAATCCTTGATAACCTTGGTATCTCTACCATTGAGCTGAATGCCAAGACAAAAGAAATGGGATCAATGGCTGCTGCTGTTGGTGCTATTATGGACGAGGAGTTCGCCAAGGCTGGAGAGCGTGTGGTGACCACCTCAATGAAGATTGACCAGCAGCGTGCCGCACTTACAAACCTTAAGACCGAGATAGGTGAGAAGTTAGCGCCTATCTATGCGAGCTTCCTTGATTCTACCATTAAAGACCTCAGCACCATCAACATATTGATGAATAGTGAGGTTGGCAATAGAGATAAGGCTGTCATTGCATTAAAAGAATACTTGCGCCTATCGGGCAAGGAGAGCACCGCCCTTGGTATGATATTCAACCTTGCGGTTAAGAAGATGGAGCTCGAGCGTGCTCTTGAGAAGAAGCAAGCCGAGAACCAAGTCACCCTTGAGGACTACCGCAACGCACAAAAGCAGTTCGAGGCAGACCAAGCCCTTGCTGAAGAAAAGAAGAAAGAGGCACTTGAGGCTTATGAGGATAAACTTAATGAAGTAATCCCTACCATTCGTGCAGCAAACCTTGAGGTGCAGAAGATGTTTGCCCTCTCGGACTTTAGTAACCTCGGTGCAAGCATTGGTACGGATGAGGCTATCTTCAACCTTGAGCAACTGGATGATGTTACCGAGGAGAGCACCGATACCTTTGACCATAGTTTCCGCAAAAGAATGGAAACGCTCCGCCAGTTTGGTGATGAGATTATGGCTATCGGAAGCATTATGCAACACTCCTTTGAAGCGGCCCTTGGCCCACTGCAAGAGGGTGAGACTCGCATAGCAAAGTTCCGTGAGGTATTCGTTCAAGAACTCAAACAAATGGCAGCCCAATTACTTGCTACGGCTGCCGCTGCTGCATTATTAGCAACTATCCTTACCATTGCCTTTGGCGGTAGCAATCTTGCTGGTAAAGCTCTTTTCAACAAATCGGGAATGGGCTTTGGTGATTTATTCGGTGGCCTCTTCCAAGGTATGGGCGGAGGCTTTGGCTTTAGTGGTGCAAACCTCGGAGGCAATAATGGCGGCATAGAGATTTTTGGAGTATTAAGAGGCTCAGACATATTCTTGAGCAACAATAGATACGGAAGAACCTACGGAAGATCAACGGGCGGATAACATATGGCAGTAAGACTATACAGCGAGTTCAAGAGTGATACTGGGCAGCTATTCAAGATTGAGATACACGACACCGATTTTACGGGTACAGCAACCACCTTCAATGTAGCGGGTGATGGCTTCACCTTAAACTATGAGGGTGCCATTGACAATATCGTGAGCCCAATCATTGGTTCTGAATGTGTGATTAGCGCATACAATACAACCAGCGCTTTTGACCTCTTCATCATTGACCTTAAGGCACACCAAGAGAATCGCTTCTTTGTACGCATCTATAAAGATGTGGCAGAGAACCTTTTTTGGACGGGGATAATCACCCAAGATCTTATTGTCGTAGAGGACATTGATAAGCCCTACATTTTTAAGATATCGGCAACGGACGGCATCGGACACTTGGCAAACAAGGAGTACACCGCTACAGCGTTGACCACCTTGAATGAGCTCGTTTTTGATGCAGTAGATGCCATTGGTTTAGCAGACCTCTACCGAACGCTTGACATCTACTTTGCTACAAGCGTGAACGTATGGGATAGCGCACAAACCTACAGCACTGCGGAGGATGTAACCACCCTCACACGCTTTAATGCACTCATCTATAAAGAGGTGGACAACGATGGCAACCCTATCTATTCCACCTACCTTGATATCTTGCGTGAGATGTGTATCGCCTTTGGCGCACGCTTCTACCAAGTAGATGGTATCTTCCACTTTGAGCAATACTTGGAGCGTGTAGATTCAGAGCGTAGGGTAGCGAAATACTACAAGGACGGCATCGAGGAAAGCATCGCTTTAGTGGATGATGACATCACCCTTGATGGTACCGTAGTGGGCGGTGTGCGCCTGGCTGGGAATCAATTCAACTTCCTACCCGCACTGAAGAAGGTACAAGTATCCTTCAACCAAGAGCGGATGAACAACCTCTTGGCAAACCGCTTAACCTTTACGGGATCCACGGGGCCACAACTCCTTGGTTTTGTTACTGATGAGAACAACGCACAGCTTCAAGTTAGTGGTATACTTACCTACCGCTTTGATTACGATGGCAGTGGTGCTACGGCTGGCGTTGAGTTTTATCGTCCCGTATTTAGGGTGCAGATTAAGGTGCAAGATGTATCCAACCCTACAACATACTACTACCTGAAGAGAGATTGGACACCAAGCGGTGGCCAGCTCTATGGTGCTACCTCGTGGACTACAACAGCCTCCTACTACTATG